TTTCTTTATCATGTTGGGATTGTCTGAATGGTTATAGAATGCACCCAGCGGGGTTCTTTCCAGCGTTTCTCCCCAATAGAAATGTGACTTACCTATCTCCGTACCTTCTGGTATCATCTTGACGCAAAAGAGGCCTAGTCCTTCTATAGAACTTCTGCTGATTGTCACACTATCTGGTAGAGGTCTATAGGTCATGTCTCTTCTTTATCCTGTTAATTAATCTCATCGCTTCTGGAAATTGTTTCATTTCCTTTATGTCCTCTTCAAGTGATTCATATCGTAATAGTTCTAATAACACATCCAATTCCCTACGCATAAGAGGGTGTAGTGTCATACGAAAGGCCATTACCTCATCATAAGACTCCATCGCCCATATGGCATCCATGAGTTTGTGCTGGTGAGGATTCAGTCCTTCTATTACTATTCTACTCATCTTTTCTCTCTTCTAATCTCTCATACATCTGCTCTCGTATGTCGATTACCTTGTTGTTGTGAATAATATCAATAATAGTCTGTGTCAGCTGTCGTTCTCTTCGCAGCCAAAATAATCGTTCTTCAATCTTTTTGAGTTCAGTCTCGTAGAACTCTATTTCTTTTTCTTTTCGTAACCTCTGGTCGATAAGGTCGGTTATGAATATGATTCTTTTGTTGTCTCCACCTGTCTCCATAATTCTACTATTTCATCCTTCAGTGCAAGTTTTTCTTTCTTTAATTTGGATATGAATTGTTCTGGTGCTCTTTCTGCTTCTAGCGCTTCTACTCTTTGATGTAGGTTTTGGTGTTTCTTCTCTAGTATACGGGCTCTTTCACCAGCGTTCATATTCTTCTCCTTAATGTAATTTGACATTTCCTGTCAGGTTGAAATCATCTAGGGAATATAGATGTAATAGTTTTATCTCAGGCGGCATCAGAAAGTCCTTGTCAAAGTTATCATCATGCACACCCTTGTTTACCTTGTTCACCAGACTGAATGCAAATGGTAACACAGGCAAATCGTACATTTGCAGAATGTCATATGCTGTTCTCATTGAATCACCAGAGTTGCAGATATCGTCCAACAACATAGTCGGCGTATAATCTGGACAGCCCTCAATCCAATTGCGTAATGCATATGTCTTTTGTTCTTTTCTTATGGAATATCCGTTTATGTGTACACCGAATGCCTGCATGTAGATAGGAATTGCAGTAATCATTGGTGTTGATGCAGTCTCTAGTCCAGAGAGCTGGAAGTCAAAGTGTCCTACCTCTTCTGCAACCTTCTTCGCCCACATCTGTGTCATTGCACTCAGAAAGTCTGTGCGAAAAAGGCCATTCCGTAAATAGAATACCCATGTATATGTTGTGCCTGGGATTTTGCCAGGCAGAGTATTCCCCGGCTTCGTGCGAATAATACAATGTTCATCAATAAAGTCTCGTGTCTGTTGCCAGAGACTTTCATACTTTTCATCACTAATAATGTCCATTCAATATTACCCTCAATATTATATAGGTCGGTATGGCTACAAGAACTGCCATAGTCAATCCACCGTTAAAAATTACTCCAAACACCATCACAAGAGACAGTGCGATTACCAACGATAGAATATCTGCATTATCAAAATCGTCTACCATTATAATACCCCATAACTAACTGATTGTCAATATAATTTTACAAAATAACTCGACTGATCTGTATCTGAACTGGCGTATCGAAACAGCTCTGTTGCGAACTCATTTCTCTGTTGTGCAGTACCACTCATCACTGCATCTAAAAAGTTTAGACATATGATTTTACTGTTTGTGAAGTTAGATGACTGTGAAGATACTTGTGACATAAATTCATCCTTTGTCATCTCTGGTTGAGATGGTTTACTGTCCTTGTTATGTTTCTTGTATGCATCGTATAGTTTTTGGTTATAGTTGAAGGCGGGTTGTTTAATCTCTGATAGGAACTGACTTTCTGCTGTCTTACCAGACTTACCGTTGTAGATATCACTACCAAACACCTTCTTTGTATAGAAGTTGACGTTACCACCACCAATCTTACCCCCAGCAGCGGCCGCACCCTTAATCTCACCCTGCCATGATGTATCTCCACCAAAGGTTCTGAACTGTACCTCTTTACCAGAGATGCGAACATAAATGTCCTGTGAGTCAAAGAATTTACCTGTCTTACCAAAACTCCAATTCTGCCATGTGTGTGTCTCTCGTGCAGCCATCAATTCTGGGGTAGAGAACTCTTGTAGTTTCGCTTCATTTGCTGTTGCAGCAATTCGTTTCAGTGAGATACCTAACAACGACACTGTACCAGTACCACTAACTCCACCACCAGCAAGACGCAATACCTCACCGTTCAGTTCACCCCATGAATTGGTGAACTTCTCTAGTGGTTTTGCAGTGGGTTGAAGTGTACTCATCCAAATGTCGCCTGGGTTCCATTTGTCGTTTGAGAAAGAGCCAGGCGCCTGTGGTATCTCTGAATCTTTGTCTTTGTTGTGGCAATCTTGTTTTGCCTTGTATACATTACTCATAAAGGAAGAACCCCTATGAAAATAGACTGAACCAGATACCCTACGGCCAAACTTCTCCCAAAGTTTGTTTGCAGTCTTGATATAAACGTCTGTCTCAATCCATGAGGCAGGGCCTTTATTGTATGCAGTGTCTAAGTTGATATCTGTCTTGGCGTACTGTGCAACTGATTTGAGGTCTGCAAACGAAACAGCAGTGACTTTCTTCTTTGCCTTGTTAAACACATATGCACAATAGAAACACTGTAACGATTCCGTCTTTGCAGTATCCTCTGCACCACCACCAGAACCAGCGCCACCACCAAAGTCACCATCCTTAAAGATTTGTGTTCTCTTTACTGTCTTGAGCTCACCAGATGGTCGCCCTTTTTCGTAATAAGTGAGGGTTTCTGTTTTCTTGTCATAATCGACACCGACAATCTCCTTACCAGTTTTACTTGTAAGTCTAAACGTCTTTTTGTCTTTTATTTTAAGATCAAATATGTCTGGACGTTTGCTTCCAGCGTAATCACCGCTGGAAGCTATTTTTGTCATATCAGATGATGATAGAGTTGCCATTTAATACTCCCTATAAGAGTATTTATGCAGCTCCAAGCATTTGTTTTATATTCTGAGGAACAAATTGATTTGCATCAATAAACCCACGTTCACCTGTTTTGTTATCTTGTGCAACAAAGCTTTCTACACTCCAAGGAAAACGTCCATTTTCTTCATGGAATTTTGCAGCTGACAAAATCATGTCTCCGATTTTGTCAAACTCAGTCATCATACTTGTACGTCTTTCATTTATGGAAGAATCCTCTTTCGGTGTTCTTACATGACAGACAAAGTATGATTCACGAGCCTCTTTGGCCCATTTCTGCATTGCAGAGTATATAAATTCGTATTCATAACCCTCTAATACAGACGCACCACATTTGTCACGCTCGATATCATACTCAAATTTTACTTGATATAGTGGTTCGTTGTTTGCATAGTTTGCTGGGTTTTGGATATATTTTACCAACTGCTCAAAGATGAATGTTGTTACATCTTGAGCAGCACCAGTTGCTTCTACCACTTTGCGAATGATTTTGCGTTTTGTGTTGCCATGAATATGACTACAATGTTCTTCCACATATGCAGTAATGGCTTCCTCTGTACGAAGAACTTCTGGTTCAGAACCATGTGTCAAGGCAAGAAGAACCTCAATAATATCTTCTGCTTTTGATGGCAATGAAGGTAGTTTGTTGTTCTCTTCTAATTGAAATGTTCTGATAGCAAAGTTCTCTGTAATACCATTCACACCAAATTCATAAACATCAAAGATCCAATCTTCAATGCCTGCACGTTGCATTGCAGCCAAACGGTGAAATCCTGCTACCAATTCATAATGGTATACACGGCCGTTGATTACTTTGGGGTGAGAAAGTTTGCGTACTACAGGTGGACATTGACTGTAATCAATACCACCAGCAAGAGATGTGGATAGTCTATTGACATGATCTGAACTCAAGCCTCGTTTTCGTGCTTGATTTCGTACCACATCACCAGTAGATGGGATATATATTTCATCTACTTTTAAGACTTTCGATTCTATGAATTTTGTGCCTTTCGATAAGACCAAGACACGGGTCAACATTTCGGTATTCAATACCATTTTCAGTCTCCATTAATAATGATAGTTTTCGCCCACACTGAAGGGGAACTCATTGAAATACTATCCGTTTAAAAACGATACGTTACTGTATCGTTATTATTATTATATAGTACGATTTACTATATGTCAATATGTTTTAACTAAAAAATATTAATATTATGTAAAAAAACTGTCTAATGTTGATACACCATACTTGTCTGCTACTTTATTCACATTACTTGAATTGTGATTCACACTATCACCCCTATGTACATATGGCATAGTGTCCGTAACTGTATAAGATGTTTCGCCTGGACGTTTAATCTTCCACTGCAAATCTTTGTCTTTTGGATACTCTCTTGTCCACTCCATTGTGGATTGTTTTAATAACTTCTTAGCCGGTTTATTCAGTGGATAGATGTACCTAAATTGTTTACCCCATACACGAGAGAACCCCAACTCACCCATATGACTGTCACTAGGTCGTGGGCCATACTTGGTGTCCATACGGTTCATCACCTTTTTCATTTTGCGTTGTATAGTCCGAAAGTGTACCTTCTCACCCTCATCAGTTACATATACATCACTCCATATAAAACCGCCATACAAAAAGTTTGCTGCTTGATACACATACCCTGGCTTACCAACAATACCATCTGCCCATGTGTACAGATATTTGACGTTTGGGGTATGTCTTTTCATCCACTGTGTCACAAGACTTTGCATCTGTGACTCAGAGTTGCGAGGCATCGACTCATCCATGCACATTTTACCTATTTCAAAATAGTCTTGCGTGGTAAGATTTGGAAACATCTTTTTGATAGTTCCCATAGGATTAGTTCCCCAACCCAACGTAAGAATTCCAACAAGTTCTTCATCTTGATAGGCGCCTAGATAGTGTTTGGTTAGTTTAGGCATCACTGGACTATAGTGCCGCTCCTGTACAAACAGTGTTGCTACTCTATAGTCCACTGGTTTTATAATCATGCATCTTGTTCTTTCTGCAAACACATCTCAGCGTCTGAAATAATTCTGCTTTGTTCATCATGCACAGTTTCCCACATCACCTCATAGAACAAGTCTTGTGATTCATCATCAATAAACTCTTGATCCTCTTCATTATATTTACCCTCAAGTTCTGAGTTGTCCTTAATGACAAGAGTAATCAGTTCATCCCAATCCCACTCTGCACCATCAACCATCTCTTCACCCTCATATACATATGCACCAAAGAAGTTAGGGCCTTCATCCTCATATGTAAACTCAGTAATCATTTTTGGGTCAACCTTGGCCATCTGTGCAAGAATCCAATTCAATCCTTGTTCTGGAGGGCTCCATGCAGAATATCCTTGACACCCATCTTCATCAAAGTCTGTGATATAACACCATTTCGGGCCAAGGTTTTCGATTGTCCACGAATACTGTCTAACGTCATCCTTGGAAACACCAGCATCTTCATATACCCACATATCACCCATCCAGTATTCATAGTTCTCTTTGACTAGACGGCCTGTTAGTTTTTTCCAAACTTCTTTTGCTTCATCATTGACTTCTGCAAAACGAATATTAAAATTTACATGATTAGCCATTTTCTGACTCCCACTGATTAACAAGATTAGAGAACCCCCATTGCATAGGGGAATATTCATTCAGTTGTTCATGTCGAAAATGTTCGACTTCTGCAACCTGTTCTTCAGTCAACTCAGTGACTTCATCTACACCATAGAACTCACATACGAATTCAAACACCGAATCTGTTACTTGAGATTCAATATTATCTTCCCACTTGTGAATTCGATTCCATTCAAACGCCATTATCATTTCCTTTCGCATCAAATATCATACAAATCCTTGGAATAGGAGTTGCATTCTTAACGTGGTGCATCGCTTTATTATCGAACCACCATAACTCACCAGCATTAAATCTCTGTGTCTCTTCATTTACTGTGAAGTCATAATATCCACTTAATACCATGTGATACCGATTTTTATCCTCATAGTACTTACCACCGTCTATGTGAGGATAAACTTGTTTGTCTGAGCCAAGATGCACAATTGCAACCCTGTAAATCTGTTCATTATATGTTTTTTCAAACCAGTTCAAAAATGCTCTGCAACTATCATAATTGTGATATTGGTCAGTTTTTTTTATTGTATTAGAATCGTCAAAATGTGTATGTTCATCATCAACAACACCTTTAATAAGGTTGATAGACATTGTTTCAGATTGACAGTAAATTTGATCCTGTCTATATGTGTCTAGATAGAAATCATTGAAATTGTCTGCGATTTCTTTCATCATCGGCAGAACATTCATTTCTGACTGTAACTTTTTAAAATTCATTTACCTTCGTTTCCCTGTCATTGGATCCTTTACTTCTTGAGTAGATAGGACTTGTAATCCACCCTTGTTGTAGGCCTGTCCAATAACAGCATTACCAGTATAGGTTGGAACTTTCTTTGTGCTGCAAACACCATCAATAACGTCACTAGTAGGAATACTAGGACGGGCGCTAGAATAGTCTGGGAATTCATATATTGGAGAGGTCAATTCTTTTCGTTCTTCCTTTGGAACATAACCCATTCTCTTCAGAAACTTTTCGTGTTCTGCTTGGGCAGCCTGCATCTTTGCAGATACCTTACGTTTCTTTTTGCGAGTCCTCAGATTCGTGTTTGTGTAATACACGGGCAGTAAATGCATTCCGCTCATTATATATAGCCTCCATCAAAAC